TTCTCTTTTGTGAGTTATTTTTTGATATGCCCATATAATCTTATCGAGTTCTTTTTTTCCATTGGCGGTAGAAAAAAGATACATTAGGATTTTGAAGTAAAGAAGGGAATTTGTAGGTTTGAAGGTATTATAATAATAAAATATATATTATGCCATTTAAGTCAAAGATAAATATTGAAGATTTTAAAGATGTACCTCGTCGGTCTGAAGCAAGTAGGGATAAGTCAAAGGAGGTACAGTTAAATATCAATATACCAATTAATAAGGTAAAGAAGTTACGTGTTTTTTGTGTTGAGAACGATATTTCTTATAAAGGAGCTGTTAATCGATTAATTGACATATTGTTAAAGGACAATTCTTAATAATTTCTATATGATAAGATATAGTATTTCAGAAATAAGAATAAAGGAAGTTAAAAGCCTATCTGGTAGTAAAGCAAAGAAAGAATATACTATTTTTGCTACTATGAAGGTTCGTTTTCTATGGTTTTTAATAGATGTTCGTAGGGTTCGTTTGGACTGGAATTTTTCTTTTCCTAGAGAGGGCTGGTTATTTGAGCCTTATGCAACAAAAAACCTAGAACAGGCTAAGTCAGTTTATAAATTTGTCTGTTCTCAGTACTTAAAATAATTAAACATTAACTTAATTCTAAATATTATGAAAAATCCAATTAATTCTTTTATTCTCTGCGCTTTTTTATCTGTTTTTATTTTGATTTTTACAATAGAAAGCTGCACACAAGACTCGAACATCCAAGAGAGTGAGGTAGCAATAGACTTGCTTCTATCTAAGGATAGTAATAGCAATTTAGATGAGCTAGAAAACATATATCAATCTTTAAGGGATATACCTAGCAATAGTGTTATTGTTACCGATAATCCTTTATGGCGTTATTATGAGCAAAACAAGATATTATCTTATTATTCTGAGATAAAGGATATTGCCGAAAAAAATGGAATAAGCCTTTACGGTATATACTGGAACCAAAAACTAAATAGACATATTGGTATTGGAAATAAGTTAGAAGACTGTAATCCGAGTCATACCGACTGTTCTGTTCCTCATGGCGAAGGATGTTACCGTTCTTTCGCTTATAATATAGGAGGAAATTTAACGGTAATATGTTGTTACGTAGACCCAAATCCGTGCAAGGATTAAATACGATTAGCCTTAGCAGGGATTTTTATTATAAACCATTAAATTTTAAATATTATGAGCAAAACAAAGATTTCGATTCATCGGGCTTTAACGGAGCTAAAGGTTATTGATGACAGGATAAGAAAAAAGATTGAGGCATTTTCTCCTGTTGGAATATACAAAAAAGACAAAAAGGTAAACGAGGTGCATACCGTAGATGAGTTTAACAAACAGGTTAAATCTTCTTATGAGTCTATTGACGCTTTAATAGATAGGAAGTTTATGTTAAAGTCTCTTATTGCTGTATCTAATTCAATAACTAAGGTAGTTATATTAGGTAATGAAGTTACGGTAACTGAAGCGATTGTTATAAAAGACATAATTGAGCAAAAGAGGTTTCTTAGAAATCATATTTCAAAAGCCTATAACCACTCTTTATCTAATATAGAGCAAATAAACACCAAAGTTGATAAAAACGCATTAAGTCTAGGTGAGGCAGCTGTTGGTGGCGACAAAGACAACCTCAAAAAAAATGAGGTTGAGGCAATTATGGAAACATATATTGAAAACAATAAGGTTAGATTAGCAGACCCCTTAGATGTTGTTAATGAGATAAGTAAGATAGATAAGAAAATAAACGACTTCGCAGACAATATTGATTCTGTTTTATCTGAATCTAACGCAACAACGTTCATTGAATTATAACAATATTATATCGGAGTGCGTGAAGGCTCTAAATGTAATTCCTTTCTTATTAGGTTAAATAAGACTTTAAATAAATCAATACTGTAAATATTGAATTAGACTTTTGCTAAACGAGGTGTCACTAGTTCGATTCTAGTACGCTCCTTATATATTGGAGCGTTAGCTCAGTAGGTAGAGCATTCGGTGCCTATAATTACTTCAAAGCTAAACGCTTAATGATTAAAGTTTATTTATTAAATGTTAAAGGTATTTTTTATTAAAGCTGAAAGACTAAAGAAAAAGGTTTATAAAATCCTGGATAAAAGTTAAGGGTAATTACTCCCGTGAGTTTGTACCAGGCTGCGCACTCTGATTAAATTAATAGATTATGATAAAAATAGATGATATACGAAAGACGATTACTGGTAAATCTAAATATGCTAGAAAAGTAAAGGACAGGGAATTTAGATACCGTGTGTTAAATACTCCTTTATTTGGAGATATAACAATAGACGAGACAGAGTCTGAATTTGATTTTTGGAAGAAAATATATAATAAAGCATATATTGAGGGATTAGAGGATGGGAAGAATTTACGGTCTGAACAAATACGAAACTTAATATTTCCAAACATTAAAGATATAGGATGATGGCTATTAAAATGAAAATGTACGTATTAATAAAAACTCGCCACAAGAAGTTTGGTGGAAGCAAACCAACTCCTCTGGGAAAAGTATCTAAAGGACTAATTGACCCAGAGCCACCAGTATTAGGGCGAGAATTTCAGTGCGGTTCTTTTATAACAAGGCGTGTTGTTAAGGAACTTGACTCAAATGGGTATTTTGAAACAACTCATTCTGTATACAAACTAGAGGAAATATAGTATAAAATTATTGTAGTATGACAAGCTATAAAGGCAAGGTAATGAATCACGGTTTTTACTGTGAGAGTTACACCGATTGGACTACTGGGTGTTCTACACAATGCGAATCGTGTAAAGACCAGGTGATTGAACGACAAGCAGAAACTGAGAAAATTATTGAATCATTAAAATTGTAGGTAATGAAAACATTGTCAATATGCCACGACGCAGAAGTATTTGCAGAAGGAAATGTAACAAGGTACTATGTTTGCATTGAGTGTGGTCAGCCTTGCTCTACCTACAACTCAACTACTTAGAAAAATTATAGAATATGAAACAATGGAGAGTTAAAACTGGTTTTGAATGTGATGGATGTGGGTCTGATGCAATTGAAGTAAACACTACCGACGAATCACAAAATATGGTCTACGATGGGGATGAGGCAAAATGCACCGAATGTGGACTAAAAGGCGGTGTTTGTATTGCCGAAGAACCGCACGCAATAATTCAATGGGATTAATTTAAACTGCAGGATATGAGTTACGACCTAACCAAACTAAAAAGATCACAATGTAAGAAGTGCGGAGGAATCCAAAGACCTAAACCACACTACGAACCAACTGGCACTTTGAAAATATGTAGATGTAAAAACAACTATTGGTATGGCAATAGATTAATTAACGAAAGAACAAAAGGAACGATTAATCGTTTTGAAGTATGAAAATAGGAGAAATGAAAACTTATGAAGTCAGTGGGTTTAGCCCAGAACTTAGTTTAATGAAAAAGATAAATGAACTAGTTAAAGAGGTAAATAAGTTAAACCAGGAGGTTAAGGGATTAAAAAACACTTTATAATTATGAAAATCAATAAAGAGAATATATCAACAGGAAATTTTGAAGTAGAAAATGTAACCACTCACACAGGAGATTTTTATAGGGTGAAACAACCTCAAGGAGTTTCTATATGTAATGTAACTACTCGGAATTGGATGATTGCTCAGGCCAATGCATATTTTATTGCCGAAGCCTTCAACGAATTTACCGAATCAGGAATGACGCCTAAAGAACTTAATAGAGCGTATAATATAGCTGAAAAAGGACGAGTAAAATATACTGAAAGCTGGCAAACGGCTTTGGATGAACTACATGAAGCAAAAAGAAAAATCGAACAACTCCAACAGCAAAGGGATGAATTAGAAAAACTAATAAAACATCACACCCACCATATTATAGATGAAAACGGAAATAAATGGCAAGTATTAGAATTATCAGATGTAGAATTAGCCCTAAACACCCAACAAGAAGAAAAGAAAGATGAATAGTAAAATATACAGATGTGGATGGTGCGGGACACCCACAGATAAAAACGGATATACTCTTAGCGATAATGCTTTTAAGAAAGCCGTGAATATAATTGAAACCTATGGGGATTATCGAACCCATAAAACACACGGAGACTGCTGTATTCGCCAACAAACTCAAATGAGGATAACAAAGGATATGGCTACTGACGCAGGCGAACCATCATTAGAAGGACAATTAATTTAATCAAAAAAAGATGAACAGTCATGAAACAATTACAAGAGCAATTATGCATAAGCGGTGTTAGAACACGTTTATTTGAATGTATTTACTACAACCATACAGGAAACGTAAAGCAAAGATGTGAGATAAAAGCAAGAACAATTGATGAAGCTCAAACGCATTTTAAGTTCTTTTACCCAAAGAAATTACTATGGAAAATAAACGCACTTTAAATGGGTGCTAACCCCGCACCCCACAAAACATAAAAGAATAAGATTATGAAAATAACTAAAAACAAAAATGGAGGATTAACTATTGATGGATTAGGAAGAACTATAATCCATTTAGTTGAAGGAGTAGATGGGTCAGCCGAAAACTTTAGTGTAGAATTTCCAGAGACTGAACTTACTGGTGTCAATTATCCAAATAACGAACTTACTGGGTTTACAGTTTATTATCATAAAGATGAAGAAACTCGAAATAAAGCCGTAAATACTATATGGGAATAAAAAACACTAATAATATTAAATAATCTTATATATGTCAGAAGATAGGTTATCTCAAGAATGTTATTTATCCTTTCATAATAAATATCCTCAATATCGTGGATTATTGTTTCATGTTCCGAACGGAGGAGCAAGAGATGCTAGAGAAGGAGCTAAATTTAAGTCAATGGGAGTTTTTCGTGGTGTTTGTGATTATATACTATTATGGAATAAAAAAATATATTTAATAGAGCTTAAAACAGAGGAGGGTAGACAGAGCAAAGACCAACTATACTGGCAAAACTTAGTTGAGAAACATGGTTTTGAGTATTCTATAATAAAGGATAGCACTCAATTTATTAAATACATAGAGTCTATTATATTAGAAGCCGATGGAGAATAAAAAAAACAACGTTGAAATAGATATAAACAAAGCAATATCTGTTTGTTTAAAAAACAACACGAAATGCTACCCAATCGTACTTTCTAAGGGCTTAGGATTTAAAATAGAGGTATCAATAAAGGATAAAATATATACCTTTGATAAAAGGCTTAAAAACAACAAAGAGGCTATCATTGCTCAAGAAAAGACTTATATTTTTTACGCAAAAAAATATATTAAAGCAGAAGAAGAAAAAGAATTGCAAAAAACCGAACCCCCACTAACCTCCAAAAACAACAGTAAAAAGAAAGGCTAGAACAGCACCTATTCCAAGACCCTTAAAGAAGTTACCATTCTTTTTTTTAATTTTTGACTTATAAAAAACCCTATCTAATTCATTTTTTTCTTCTAAAATACTGTTCTTATCTTTTTCCTCTTTTATAATTCTATGTAATGATGGGATAGAAACATCCCTGTATTCCCTGTTTTTTTCAGCTCTAAGAGCATTTTCCTTAATTAAGCTATCTACTAGCGAAGACTGCTCTAAAAACAGCTTACGATACTCAGAACCCTCCCTAAGCTGATTTCCTATTGCGACAGTAGCTTTTTTATCTAAAGTTGTTTTTTCTGTTATAGAATCTATCAACACTATCTGCGATACGCTTTGCGTTGTTAATGTAAGAAGAATCAACATCGATAAAAATAATAGTCTCTTTCCAACGAATTTCATTTTTTCTGTTTCTATTTAATGACTCTAAAGAGTTTACCAAAGTGTCTAGTTCATATATATATTTTTCTGACTCGGCTAATATATTCTCATGGCTCTTTATTATAGAGTCTTTGGATTTTAATATTGAGTCAAGTGTCTGGTTTTTATTCTTATAATATTTTGATGTAAGACCTATACCACCCCCAATACTTCCTAAAAAAACAACAATCATTAGAGCGATTAACAACCATTGAATTTGCTTTGATTTGTTTATTTTAGTTATATCGTCCATCTTATTACCTCCGTACATTTAGTTAAGTCTACAACTCGTATAGAGTTAGGTTCTGTATTATATTCTAACGTGTCCATGTGAAGCCATCCTTTAGTTATAGATATATCTTCAAGCCTTCTTAATCCAAGAGAATAAAATTCTTTAGCATTTTCCCTAACTATATTCATAAATATAATCTGATTTCCTTTCGGGTCTATTGCCTGTCCTTTTCCTTCAATAGAATTGCCTTTTTTACCAGTTAGTCTATGAGCAGATTTAGAACTTCCGATAGAGGTTCTATCTGTTCTTATTCCAGACCACTTTGAGCAAGAAGAGGATTTCTCTATTGACCTTACTATTTTCATAAGAGGCCACTCTAGTTTATATTTTTGATAATACCACCACCAGTTGTTAATTCGTATGCCTTTACCATATTTATCTCTTAGTAGTTGAGCTATTTCAAATAATCTATGGTCTATAAGGTTTATACCACCTCCGTTTGTATAAAAATAAGTGTAAGGGTCTACAAACTCATCTAAATAGAAATTTTCAGAAACCTTGATTCTTTTCATTATATCGTTTTTTAACATTATTTATTGTGTTTTTAAAGACAATAACATAGTTTCAATTTGTTTGAGCCGAACTTCGTGTTTTATCTGACCCTCTGTTAATTCTTTAAATAAATCACTTCTTAAATTTAACTCAGCTGTATTTGAGTTGATTTGTTTAATTAGTGGTTCAATTTTAGTGTCGAAATGTTCTTTTGTAAATCTAGGCTCTTCTATGAATTTATTTATTTTGTCAAAAGACTCTTTTGTGTATCTATTTTCAATTTCATTACCTATTTTTATATTTGAAACTTCCTGTTTAACTACGTTTGTTGTATTAAAAATCCACATAATAGCAGCGATAGAAAGAGCAGATGCTGCTTTTGAAGCACCTTCTAAAAGTTTACTTGCATCTCCCTTTTTGGGGTTGAGTGCTTTTATAGCCTCTAGCAGCTCTTGATTTTCCTTATTCATATCCTGCAATTATTATTCTACTTTTTTAGTTGTTTTTTCTTTTTCATCATAATAATAACCTTTATTGGATTGAACTATATCACGACCCTTTCTGGCAATAACTAGACCGCTAAAACCACCAGCAAAAGTACCTCCAACCAACTGAGCTAAAGCAAGGACTGTTGCCGAATCGTATTTCCATCTCATTCCAAAATACATAATTGTTAACGCTTGTAAAGTACATGCTAATATACCAATTAATAATATTTGTACTGATATTGACATTATAGCTTTCATATCTTTCCTATTATTGATATCATTGTATCGGTTCGTGTTTTCTTATTGTCTTCTCGTAATATCCCCTCTGCCTGAAATATATTATAATTAACACCTACTCCGAGATATTCCGTTACCATGTATTGTATCTCGAAGTTCAACCCCACCATTAGGGTAGAATTAGAGTACTTTTTATAGTGGTAGGGATTGGTGTAATCGTAGTTCGGGTCTTTGCGGTAAATCGTGAAGGTTTCCACTCCTGCGTAACAGTCTAACACCGATATTTTACGCTTGTAAGCCAACTCTAACCAAGTGGCTTTAGTATAATCAATAGCAGGGTGTATCTCTACCCTGTGAGCTACCCTATAACCGTTGTTACCTTTCTCCTTTTCCCACCCTATGGATAGTTCAGCGTTGTAAGTAGTGCCTATATCGTTGGGTTTACCTGCGTATGGACCAGATACCGCCATTTTCATATCCTGTGAGTACTGGATAAAATAGGTTTGCGAGAAGCCTATAAATGGTATTAAAAAAAATAATATTCTCATAAACATATAAATTTATTCTTTCCTAAAAGTCATCTGAACAATCATTCGTCTTGATTGTCCTTTATGAACCCATCCAACACTATCTCCAGCATTTATAACAACGTCTTCAAAACCACTTGTTATTACTTGCCTTCCATAAGAATATGAGCCTTTCGGTATATACTTAGAGTCTAACAATATAGATGCTCCTGTAACGCTATTTATAGTTCCTGGGTTCTTATAATGCTTCCCTATTCCTAAATATATTTGAGCAGAACCAGACCTTATATATGGGTCTGGCAAAACAACATCAACCCTAACTAACCTACAATCCCAGGGAGCTACAAATCCATCGTAAACTTTTACAGAAGATGTGTTTCCATGCTGAAATACAGATAGTAAATCAGAATATCCAGAATCTCCATATACTCTATCGTACCAATTTGTAAAAGTTGTTCCTGTGTTTACTTGTCCGTCGCTATTTATTTCTAAAGCATCTCCACCGCCTCCTCCTCCACCAGAAAGAGCTGCTATTGCTTGAGCAATACGAAGTGGATTCCATCTTTTAATATCGGTAGATACTCCAGCTTCCGCATCAACCTGAGAGACAACTTCTACTTGATTGTTGTAAGCAGTCTCAATTTCTTCGTCTGTTTGGTCTGAGGTAGCACCACTTTCTATACCATCTAGTTTTGTTTTATCTGCGCTAGATAAATATTTATTTGTAGAACCCTCTGTTATTTGGTCTGAGTTATAGTCTCCGCTAGAAGCTACTATATTTCCATTACGTCCGAATACAGAAAAAACAGAGTTTTCTAAATCAGCTGTTGATTTTACTTGTAATGATACTATTTCTTGTGTATCATTTACCGTTACCAATATATTCTCCATTACTTTTTTGTTGTTGAGTTAAGTACATTTACAGTACCTCCAACGTATGTTTTTGTTCTTCCGTCTGACAATAAAATCTCTATATCATAATAATATATACCAGGTGGCCAGTCCAAAACATCTATTTGGTCTATTTCTAATTTACCTCCTTCGGCGTCAGATAACGTTAAACCACTTCCAATAGTTAGCTCGGTCTGTATATCACCGTTTTGACTATCTCTTCTAAATTGACATGTTGCGGTTGCTCCAGTTAAATCAATATACGTCTCTGATGTTTCACCGTAAAAAGAAAAAACAACTTTCTCAAATGTATCTCCATTTATTCTATCTTCTAAGTCTTTTCGCACCATAATTAATCTCTTATTTTATACTTAAATGTTATCCAGCCTCTATTATAAGAAGAGCTGTTAAATTGAGTTTCGTCAAACTCTCCATCATCTTGTCTCGTTAACACAAAGTTAGTACTATTTATTGTTATTCCCTGATCTATAACTTCGGTGTCTGTAATAGAGCCTAATTGTGATGATTTGAAATCATACAAAGCAACTGGAACATCGTCTCTTATTATAACCTGAACATCCCTAATAGTAGGCCACTCATTTGAATTAAGTCCATGAGCTACGTTTTTAGTTTTTGTATCATCCATAGTCCAATCTCCAATTTCAATCTCTTTATATGTATATCTTGGAGACGTAGTATCTGGTATAATATTATCAAATAAAATTAAATCTGACGGAAGGGCTGTTGCTCCATTTGTTTCAGAGACTTGCATCCCACTAACTCCAATATTGTTATAAACAACAAAGCCTGTCATTTTATCTGTTTGAGTTAGGTAATATCCAATAGCATTACCAGAGCCACTAATAGAGCCCATTATATTATTCCTACCAACTTTAACATTATTAATACTTCCAGTAGTAACTACTGCGTTTATATATGAAGAGAAAAGGTAAAATCTACCAGTTACTTGATATATATCGTTACCATAAATATTTATATTATCCAAAGAGTCACTGCTTATAGTAGTGTACAGCGCAACAAGTCTGTTATGACTTAATCCCATTTCTGAGTGTGCCTCTACGTTGTTCATACTATATACAGTATTGTTTCTAATCGTAATATTTTTTAATGGTTGAAACAATCCATATACAATAGGCCACTCGGTATCGTAAATAACCTCATTTTGAATAACTATATTTTCTGGCCATTCTCCGTTATCTACGGATTGATAAATCCAAGAAGCATAGCTTTTTAATCCTCTATAAGTGTTTCCGTCTATAAGAACATCTTGTTGATTAAGGAGTCTAATTACCGCTTGAGTTCTATTAGCATCGACTATACCGCTAAAATCAAAGTTGTTGTTATATATATGCCAAGTCTGACCAGAAATATAGCTTCCTTTATCATCTATAATAGCTGTATTATCAGTTCCTTGAACATTATATACAGAGTTATTTCCGCATTTTAAAGTTCCTCCAGAAATATATACAAAGTTACCAGCTAAGGTAGTTTCAGCCCCATCCAACAAGTTGTAGTGTATATTTAAGAGTCCTGTACACTGTGCTTGAAACATTCTAGCAGAATTAGACTTGTCTGTAACGTTTTGGTTAATTCCTTCTACTGAATTTGAATAAGCATTTATATTTGTAAAAGTAACCTGTGAACCACTAGACAAAGCCCGAACAAACCATCTAGGAGGAGTTGTTGAAGTGTTTTTGTAGACGTTCAATTCTTTTATAACACTATCTGAGGTATTGCTATCTCCAAAAATTAAAACGCAATTAGTAAGACTGTTTACGCTTAATGATATTTCGCTGCCAGCGATATCATCAGATAACTCCAATAGATAATTGTTTAATTCGTCTGCAACTCCATCAAATTCTGTCTTATTTATAATTATTTTTTCAAAATCACTATCTTGTTTAAAAAACGAAGCATAGGTACTTGGTGTAAATAAAAAATGCTCGCCATAGAAATAAGTACACGTACTTGTAAATACATCAAACGCCGAATTAGTAATAATAGTACACCTATCCCCACGAACCCTTAATTGTCCTGAAATATTAATAGTATTAGAAATATAATATGACTTATTAAGCATACTTACCGATACATTATTAGAAGCTGCGTAGTCAAACATTTTTTGGAGAGAAGATTTATCGTCTGTTACACCATCTCCAGCCGCCCCGAACATTATCGGGTTTACAATATTTGCCCTTAATAAAAAATACTCCCCAGCAGTTGTATGAATAATATCAGCCCCATTATCAGCCCCAGGATTAGAACTAACTCTTTGATATATAGCTCCACCGTCGGAAGAATCATTAGTATATGAGTATGTTTTTACAAAAGAATCAACAGAAACAGTATTTAAAGGCATAGCCCTCAAATCAGACAAAGTATTAAATATTCCTTCTGGTGTAATAGTAACAGATAGATTATAAGCATCTATTTTTCTAGTTTGACCAGAAGAAGAATCATATATAGGTATATAGTCTCCCTGTGATATACCAGTAATTTTTTCTACTAAATCATTTATTTCTTTAGAGTTCTCTACTAAAGACCTAATTGCTGATGTGTTATCTTTTACTTGTTGTTGATACGAACTCATCTTTTATATTTTTAAATAACTTCCATTAACTATAATAAGACCTTCGGTAAATGCCTGGTCGCTTGTACTAGAAAGAGTCGTTAATGCGTTTCTGTTTGTAATATACTCATTTGTCTTAAGAAGATTTACAGTTAACTTAGATAGATTTGTGTTCTCTACCTCCTCAATCTCAAAATTACCATCTTTAATATACCCCTCTTGATTTACAAAAAGATATTCACAAGATAAGGCTATCATAACTTTATATAGCATATCTCTAGTCATATAGTCAAAGACAAATGTATTTCCATCTGTTAGTATAGAGGAGACTAACTGAACAGAGCTATCTCCTACGTTGTTTTCTGACTCATCTTTTATATATGGCTTTATATTCGTAAATGGAACACGAATAAAATGTTTTATTCCGTAATCATAAAATATATCCCTATTGTTTGTATTATAATACTCAATAAGAAGACAGTCCTCTTGTAGTGTTTCCACATAAATATTTTCTGACTGAAGAATCCTTTGGTCATAATTTGAATCAGAAAAATCAATATATAAATCATGAATACCTATCCCATGAGAAGCAAAGGAAATAGTAACATGATATACCTCGTAGTTCAATAAATCATATAAACTCTTTATTTGAACTTCCTGAAGTATTCCTGAAAAATTATAATTTATAACAATAACTCGCTTCTGTATTGTAGAATCATATACAATATCAACTATCTCATATATTCCATGCCCCATAACTCTAACGTATTGACCGACTATTCCATATTCTGGAATATTCCCATTGAATGAGTGAGTACCTATAACTAAGTCTGCTTCGTTATATATATTTCCTGTTGTAAAATATAAACCAGCATAACCAGTTCCGTAGTCATATAACCAGGCGTCGTGAGAGCCATATCTAGATAAATTAGAAGACTGTTGCTCTATTGTCAATTCTGTTTCTGATGTACTACCATCGCTTTCAAGCGTTCTTATAAAAGCAGATATATTGTCATAATTAGATTTAAACTGTATTGTTATCTGATCGGTTAAATTATAAAGTATTTTTTCACAACTATATACATTTTGAATAGACCTCAAATAGTTAAATGAATGAGAATTTTTATCATTCTTCATTACATCGTTATCATCTGTGGCTTCTGGTTCTACGAAAGTTACTGAATTGGCTTTTGATATATATACGATAGGAGTCCTTAACCCACTTTCACTTACTGTAATATCTTTTGATATTTTACAGCCAAACTGATCTCTTACATATACCGTATAGTTTCCGTCTGATAATCCTTCAAACTGACTTCCAGACTGCCATATTGAATCATCTAAACTATACTCTAATACAAGGGCTGGGTTTTCTGGTGGGTTGTAACTAGCGTCTGAGCCTCCGTATGGGTCAAAAAGAACATTAATAACAGTTCCGTTTATAGATGGATACGATTGAAACGTTAATGAGTTTTCTGATAAAGAAGCAAAGAAAAGCTTATTTGCTAATGGTGTTGGGTACTGAATATTAACAGACCCCTTTCTCATATAAACAACTATGGGTATTCCCCTTTGAAGGTCTACATCAAAATTTGTAGCATTTACCGTTACCCACGAGCCATTATTTATTTTATACTCATCTGTTGTCTCTGTCGTTTCTATTGAATACCTTATAAAAGAGCATGGTGTTGGTTGAGAAACCGCCGCACCAGCTGTTACTAGTTCGTATGTTTCTTCGGTATCATTTGCGATAGTAACGGTAACAGCTCCGTTTGCATCTTCGTAGCTACCAAACTTCCATATATTATCGCCAAGAAACTCAATAACAACCTCATTAGATGTTATTGTTATATCATATAATCCAAAAGAATTAAAATCATTAGCAAAAAACTTAGCAAACTCTATTGCTGAGGCTTCGCCTGGTATAGCTGTCGGTGTTGGTATTCCTATATTACCTGTCTTAGCTCTAGTACCACTAATAAAAGTTTCTTTTTCTTCTACTGGGTTTGTATCGTCGTATAGTGTTCTTGTAAAACCAACAGCTTCATCTGCAGAAATATCAGAATCAAATAAGAATGTTATTTTTGAAGCCATATTAAATATTTATAATTTTTTCATTTGCTCTTATAAACTCAAACTTGCCTGAGTTTTTTGGTTTTAAACTCATTAGATATCCCCTTTCTATTTCTCCAGTTTCGGCATTAGTCCATTCCATTTTAAAATAAGTATTTGGCACTTTTTCCCAAGAACCATTAATTAATTTTGGAGTTGTGTTTAATATTTCTTTCATAAGACTACTATCTACTGGGTGTTGAAAAGATACAATTTCAGGAAGAAATCTAGCCCTTTCTAAAGAATTAACATCTACATCCTGCTCTTCAAGCAACTCTGCTGATTCTCCAATAAAGTGCATTCCAAGAGTTGAGTTAGCTACTGAGCCTATGTTTTTTATTTTTTTTGTTAAGTCAATAGAGTTTTCTAAGCAAGAACGTAAAACAAACCCATGTCTTAACAACATTCTAAGCGGAGTGAAAAGCATACTTTTAAATGTTCCTGGGCTTAATATACCGCTAGGTAGATGTTGTAGCCTATCGCTCCATATTTTCTGAGCGTACCTAATACCACTTGTTCGTTTCAAATCTACAAACCAATTATGAGAATCGCCAGATGTATCTTCATTTGGATAAGCAGACTGTGGTTTTCTTCTAATTATTTCAAGACCGTATTCGTCTGCCCTAATATCAGATAACTTGTTATATTTTTCATTAGACTTTCTAATAGGTGTTACAAAGCTTGTTTTTGTATTTGGCTCATCAAGACCTATTTCGTTCTCATAATCCCCTCCTTTATTATATCCTATCTCTATCCCACTATATAGTAAGTTTTTTTCAACCTTTACCTCTGTGTTTACTGGTATTGGAAGTCTTACTACTGTTTCGTCTTGATAAAAATAACTTAGCTTTTCAACACGAAGCCTTTGCTCAAATCCAACAAACTCAACCCCGACTCCAGTACAAAAAACAGCATGTAAAGATTCTAATGTTTTCTTTAGAGAAAGCTGCATAGATTTATATTTCTCTGAATTTGGATTAAACATTCTTATCCAAAAACCACACGTTAAGGCTACTAAACCAAACTCTCCATCTTGAACATAACCAGCCTCTAGATTTCCAAATAATTTAGAATAAAATGCATTATTCCTACCTGTGATTATTTGCATTAATCTCTCTAATGCTCTTACAACAAAAGAACATCTAACGCCAACGGAAGGCTCAAAAAACTCAACAGTATTAACTTGAAGAGTGTGCTTTTCACAGTCGATAAATAAATTTGTAGCAGCTTGATTTCTAAATAAGAAAACTAGCCCCTCATCATATTCTAAGTTGTCTTCAAAAACTCCAGAAAATTCATTTACAACATTACTTGACGTCGCTGTATATACTGTTGTTTCGTCTACAAGGTTGTACGTATCTACTCCGTCATACTTATACTTTCTAATAATAACATCAACATCTCCTATATTGAATTTTCTAAAAACTATATGATAATTTACTTCTATATCAACATTCTCACCAGCAGCAACACTATCTACAAAAAACATATAGGTTGGTAAATCTCCACCAACAGCACCATCTTCTCCAGGAAATTCATATAAATCAACTGATGAGTGCCTAGCTGGACCTTGAGCTACAATTTCAGTTGGTATTGTAATTCTTCTATCGTTTGTATATAGTGTATTTGGGTTTCTAACTATACTTTCTCCAGACGCAATAATATCTCTTCCGTCTATCGTCATCGTATTAAAGAAGCCAACACCAATATCTTTGCCATCAATACTATCTGATCTCTCTAGTTCAAACTCATCTGTTTCATGTGATTTTATTAACTCCTCAAGCTGATTAGAGTTGAAGTTTATAGATAGCTTTCCATCTTTAATTTTCATTGTTTTATAATCAGCTAGTCCTATATATTTTAACTGAGGCTTTATTACTCCATCAATATTTTCTAATTCATATTTGGTTAAGTATAAATTAGCATTAACACCACCTACCTCATAGTTGTAATATATATAGTCTTTTGCTTCTCCAACAAAAGATAGTGCATTTGTAAATTGAGTAAATACGCCGTGATAGTTTTTATTTCTAACAACCTCAAGCTCATCATCTCTCCATCCTATTGGCTCTATACTTAGCTCTAAAGAAGGAGATGTGTCGGATTTTAAAGAAAACCCAATAAAGTCACTTTGATATAGATTTACATCAGCCATTAATTCCAGTAAGACATTTCATCCCGATAAGGATTGTATTCATTTAATATTGATATTTTGTTATTTATTTTGGATTTTTTAAACCCATTATAAATAGACCCCTCAACTTTATCTAATAGAGATGTATAATCATTATTAGACAACTGTTTTCCATCCGTATATAGGTTAACCAACATAGACCTTCTAGCCATATCTTCAAAATTCTTATAAATAGTGTCTCCTTTTTTAAGTGGTACGACTGCGTTTTCTTTTTCGGTAGTTAAAATTTTACCACCTCTTTCTATATATTCTTGAGCACCGCCATCGTTTATAAGACCTAACGTGTCTTTCAAAAGATTATCTACTCCTTCTGCAAATTGAGGTATTGGTTGTAATGCGATTGTAGCTAGTTCAATAGCAGCTAAAGTTCCTACAATTTTTGCCAAAATCAAATTTGTTGGTGGTGGTGTTGCTAAAGCAAATGATACAGCTAAAGCTCCATTTATTGCTGCTTGAGCTAACGCTGCTGCTTTTTCTATCTTAGCCTGCTTTTGTCTTTCTTTCTTTCTTTTTTCCTCAAGCTGCTTTATTCTAGCTTCTTTGTTTCTTTCTAAAGCTGCTCTTTCCGCTTCGTCGTTTTGAGCCAACTCTATTAACCTGTCATATTTTTCTTCTTCTTTAGCTATCTCAGCATCTATCTCAGCTATTCTCCTATCGAAAATAACAGAGGCTAAATCAGAAATTGCAGATATAGCTTTTATCGCTTCTTTAGCCCAATTTTGCCAAGCACCCTCGCCAGTATATAGGTTGTCTTCTAAAGAATCATAAGTTTCTATGGTATTCTCAAGACTTTTTATTAAAGCATCAAAAGCTGCTCTTTCTGAATCTGTGTTAGCTAATGCTTTTTTTGCTTTTAATAAGGCTATCTGTCTTGATATTTCTTTATTAAAAAACTTGATTCTGATTCTCTCTAACTCCCTAAGTGCTTCAACTTCATTGGAGCTTCCTTCGGCAGTCGCTTCTATTACGTCTTGTTGATTTCTTAACGCCTCATCTCTTTCTTTGTCTAATATTATTTTTCTTAATGCAAAGTCTTTTTCAATATTTCTAAGCTGCTCAACTCTAGCAAATTCATTTACTGTATTTATATCTGATTGATATTTTTGCTCACTTAACAAATATTCCTCATCAGCCTTATCTTTAGCTGCTTTAACCGCAATTAAATATTGCTCGTGTTGCTTTTTATATCTCTCAGAACCTTCATCGAACCTAGATAAAACAGCTCTCCATTTGGCAATTTCTTTTTCTTCGGCATCGGCAATCGCATTGTCTCTGTCTTGTTTTTCATAAAATGCTACAAGTGCTAATGAGTTAATAGTTGATGTTAAAAGCTCTTCTCTTTGTCTTCCCCCAGAATGTTCTACCTCACTTAATTGTTTGTTTATCTTTATTCTTTCTTTTAGCTGAGCTATTAATAATCTATTTGTCTCTGTAAATTCAACCGCATACTTAATAGCTCTTTCGCTTCCACTAGAACCACCAATATCTAAGGGTGTAACAGATACCCCAGACTCTACCAACTCTCTTAATTGTGCTACTAGCTCAATCTGTTTAAAGTATCTTCTTTCAACATAACTTAAGCTTCCTATAATTTTTTGATATGTTTCTTCTGAGGTATCTCCTAATTTCTCAACAGCATCTATTGTATTTACAACAACTCCTAATCCACTAGCACTAAATGCAGCCTGAAGAGAGCTTAATAGGTCTGCGTCATTCCCTCCTGCCTCTATAAAGTCTTTTTTGGCGTTTTCAAGTATTTTTGTTTCTTCTTCTATTCTAGCACTAGCCTGAAGCTTCATAACCTCCCCTATTGCTTTTTCTAACTTGTAATACTCATCTCTTAATCCAGATAGTATAGTTTCTTGTTTTTTGTATTCTTTTGAACCCTGTTTACCCTCTTCCGTAAGTTGTCCCATGGCTTTTCTGGCTTTTTGCATACGAGAGTTGATGTCGTCTAAAGAACCAGAAAACTTTTTATTAGCCTGAACTACTTCTTCGGCTGCCTTTTTTAATTCAGCCGTTACTTCTTTTGAGTATAGCCCAGAAATTCTAGTTGCTTTTTGCTGAGAACTTTCAAATAACTGAGTTAAAACTTCTAAATATTTCTCTGCGAAAGCTAGTAAACCACCTATTGTCTTAGATAGAACACTATCTCCTTCTGATATTGCTCTTACTAATTGCTGCCACTGTCCTTCCAATTTTCCTATCGCAACAGATAGATTTTCAACACTTTCTAAACTTTCAATACCATAAGCTTTTTCAAGCTCATCTGCAAACTTGGGAAGAACCTCAGCAGAAAGAACCTCTCCTTTTTTCATCATCTTGTCCAGTTGAGGTATAGTAACTCCCATTGCTTGAGCCATAATACCCATAGCCCCAGGAAGACGCTCACCCAACTGTCTACGCAGTTCTTCTGTTGTAACCTTTCCTTTAGAAAGCATTTGCTCTAGTGCTAAATAAACACCAGTTAATTCATCGGTTCGTAAACCAAGAACGGCACTAGCTTTTGTTACGGATTCAAATATGTTTTTAGTTTCTAAGAGAGTAAGTCCAGATTGTCTTGCTGCAGTTCTAAACTTCAACCACCTTTGAGTCGTTGAAATTAAAGAAGCCCCATACTTATCGTTTAGCTCTGTTAAAAATTGCCAAGACCTTCCTGTTTCAAACAAAGACTGGCTTGTTTGTTCTAGAGCATAGTTTAAAGACTGAAACTGTATTGTAAGGTTTACAATGCTTCTAATAGTTTGGACAATAATAGCAGCAAGACCTCCATATCCTAAAGCACCAGCCAAAGACCTTATTCCAGTAAATAATTGTTTTGTGCTTCTTGTCGCCTTAACAATACTTCTTGTGTTTTTTGTTTGAGCAGTAGTTGATTTCTCTATTGCTGGAGTAAGGGTATTAACGGCTGTTGTATTGCTTTTTACCGCAACCGTATTTCCTTTTAATTGTGTAGTGTTTTTTGATAAAGCAGAATTAAGGGTTTTTATCTTACCATCTATATTTGATATAGCATTTCTTAGCCCTTGAATTTGAGTTTTTAAAGCATTAAAGGATTTGCCATCTGCTTTTGAAACCTTGCCTATAACAGTGTTTAGTTCAGATAATTCATTAATTAATTTGCGTACTTCTTGTACTGCTTCCTCTGTGCTAATATGGGCTTTTCCCATTTTTCTGTCTTATTTCAAATTGTTCTTTATCTAGTTTTTCGTAGTTATTCCATGTTATAACTGAGCATTTCTTAACATTTATAGAGTACCCTAACTCAAGGTTTTTAGAGAGTATTAATGCCTTCTTATCTAGCTTTGTTAGTATAGTTATTGGCTCGTCATCATTATTGTTGTTATCTAGCTCTACATTATATTTTTTTTCAAATCTAATCGTTTTTATGTTAAGCTTGTTTTTTAAACCAGAAATATTGCTCTTTATCCTTGTAATTTGTGGGCTTATATCTATGTCACTACTAAACTTTATACCTATATCATTTAATAAAGATAGATGTTCTACATATCCATATTCTTCATATAAATTGAATATTTTTTGAGCAATATCAACCTTTCCAGCTAGGTATATTATTTCAGCCTCTAGCTTTGTTTTTTTTAATTCTGCTTTATCGAAAATAACTTTTTCATACTCTGAGAATATATTTTCAAATGCTAATTTTAATTTTCTCTTATGTTTAAAGCCTAGAATCTCTAGCTCAGCATTTGTTTTTTTTTCAAAGTCCTCTATTAAGTATGTAAGTTTTTTTGTAGCTAAAAGAAGGGTAAAGTTATATATTGGGATAGTTGAGCAGCTTTGGTAGTATGTCATAACCTTATTTCAATATCGATATTTTCATTAAATTCTTTAGAGACTATGTTGCTAACTCTAGCTAAGGTTGTTTCTATCGATGTTATTTCGTCTTGTGAAAATTCTAAAATACCCTCTCCATAACCTCCGAAGTGTTTTCCCTCGCCCTCTATAAGTTTTTTTGTCAGGGCTTTATCTTTATTGTCTAAAAGAAGGGTATTTGTCTCAAATTTAGTAAATAAATTAGAATACCACCCACCAGAATCTCTTAAAGTAACATGAGAAACTCTAGTAAATGCGCTTTTCTTTTTCTTTTTTATTGTAGAGGGGGCGTATTTCCCTAGAGACTTACCACGTCCATCTATTCCCTTTTGATAAAATCTTTGCTTTACACTAAATAACAATCTAGACTGCTCTTTTCTAAATTGTTCATTTATTTCTTTTTGAAGTACGCTATCAAAATTACGTAGCTTCATTATAAAAGCATTTAATTTCATAAATAAATAGGAAAATTACCGCCCTAAAAAATGGGCGGTAATAATAAACTATACTACCGTAGCACTTACTTCTTCACCTCTATACAAAACCCCTGCAAGGCTTGTGACATCTACATTTAAAGAGTTGTCCCATACGTCAGTAACAACAACTTCTCCAGCTGCAAGAGCTGGAATTGTAATTGTATAATTACCAGGAGTATCTTCAACAACCCCACTTATTACAACAGTAGAGCCATCAACCTTTACAATGAAATTAGCTAAAAGCAATCCTTCAACAGGAGTTGAGTTGTCTGAAGCCAAAACAACAGAAACTTTAACTGTTGTATCTAAATCTGCTGGCGCAGCCGTATAAGCAAAAACAACACCATTTACAGTAGGAACTTCTTGAGGTGTAAAATCAAGTTGTTCTATATGTAAAATACCATAATTTTTATCCCATTGTAGCCTATCTAGGAATTGTACTAATAAAGATTTAGACTCTGCATCCCCACCAGAAACCTTACGCTTTGTAAGTTCTGGGGTAACGTGCCCAGCTGTAAATCCTTTAAAATTCCCATCAGATGTTTTAGCAAGAAGCCAGTTTCCTTCATCGTCACCAATAATAAAGTCATAACTTTTAAAAGACTCTATTTTAGCAAGTTCTCTGTAAAATTCATGCCCTTCCTCAAACATTAGTTTGTATTCGGGCAGACCTTTTAAGTTTAGTCGTTTAACCCCTCCAGTTCCAGTTGAATAAGTATCTTCTGCAGATAAATCTTCAAAAGCACTCGCATCAATAAGAGGGATAATAGTTCCCTTTTGAATTAATGGCTGAAGAAAGCTAATATCAAAGTCATCTGTAGCTTGAATTACAGTTCCTTTGTTTAAAGCTAATAGGTGAGCAGGCTCTCCAAATAGAGATAAACAACCAAGTTTACCAGTATTAGCTGAGCCAGCACCGCTACAAGCCTTTTTGTCTGCTATTGTTTGAATGCTCATTTTTCTATAATTTTTAAGTTAAGTAAATATTCGTATGCCTTTTCGGATTCAGTTTCATAACTATCTCCTGGCTTATATGTCTGTTTCTGAGTAATAAACTCTTTTATAAATTTCCCTTTGTATTTCTTTTTTGCCATGTTCTATATTTTTAATTTCTTATAACAGCTTGAGTTTAGTGAAAAATCAAAACTTACTCTTAGCGCATCCCAAATAAAAGAACCTGCGTTTTGTTCTCCTTCTTCGGAATCACTATAATTTGGATGTTTTTGAATAATAAAATCCTCTTCAAAGTTAACTATGTTTGACCTCCTAAACAGGAGTCTAAAGTTGTTAAAAAGCGGAATTAAAATTTTACCAAATGTAACTTTTAACCTTTCATAATTTTGCATAGAAGAATTTGTGCTAACAGCTAATATAAAAACAGCACCATCAACAACAACTTTAGTTTTTTGATGATTTTCACTATATGGATATAATAACCATATTAAAGGATATGGCTCTTCTCTATTGGATAAAAAAGCATTTAATTCCTTTTTATCACCATATCCAAATACAACAGAATGATACGTCTCTCCAGAGAGGCTTTTCATTTTTGGTAGGTCTTCAAACATAGTTTCAAGCCTATCTTCAACAACTATTGTATCATATACTATACTCATTATATACCAAACCTATTTATATTGCTCCATGTTCGTGGAGTAAAATTAGAATAAGTGTCTTCTGCAATTAAATTAGAATCATTTATAAATTTATATAAAGAAACATTAGAACCTCCTTCTGTAAAATAATCTACTCCTAGACCATATTTACTTATAAAAGCCTTTGTTGTTTCAGAGCTTCCCTGCACAAACTCTACAAATTTATTCCACGCTTTAGCAACCTTAAAAGACGGCGTAACTACTTCTGCGTTTTTAGGGTTATTGATAAAATGCCCAGAATCACCCCTAGTAATATAATCATTGCTTTCATAATGAAAATAAACGTATGGTGTAATTATGCTTCTATCGTAATTCCCTTCATCAAAAGATTTCCACCTAATCCCTCTCCAAACTACATTCTGAGAGGTAATCGGGTCGGTGTATGACTTTCCGTTTAATAAATCATTCCATTTTGAGTCCGTACCATCTTTCAACCCATTTTGTTTGTTGCTATCAAGTACGGACTTAAATTCATAAAATAATAAACTTCCAAGCGACTTAAACAAACACTCCCTTGAATAGTCATTGATAAAATCAATGATATTACCACTTACCTCTGTTACGTTGTCCGAAACATTTGGTTTAGCATGAGGAATATAAAACTCCCCTTTAAAAAAAGTGTTGTTTATAATCATTTTTCTAGTCTTTTGCCTTCTTTGGTTTGTAGTCTACAACATCTTTTAGGATTTTCACAAACTCTTTGCCTTTTTTAGCAAGAGACTCAGCAGTACTTCGATGCATAACATCTTTTTCTCCTTTAGTATGTGTTCCAATATCCTTTAGATATTCTACCTCTACAAAACCAATTTCTTTTTTTGGTGCTTCCTTCTTTTTTGCTTCTTCAGCCATGTTATTAAGTTTTTAAATTAAAATACTATACTGCGGTAATAGCAGCTTGAACAACAGAAATATCATCATAGATAAGAGCTGCTTGGTCTAGATTTTTTACAAATGCAAAATAACGAGACTCACCTACCATCGTGAATTTATTGGTAATCAACTGATCATTAATCCAACCTATTCTAATGCTAAATGGTACGTAGTTTATAACATTATAAACTGACATATCAGCTACAAATATTTTACCAGCTGGAATTTTAATCCATGGTACAATCCTAACTCCACCAATTCGTACTTCGTTGAAGAGACCAGCTTGTGGGTATAATGGAAGTCCGTTGTCATCCTTAGCACCTACAAGGTTAATAAAGAAGTCAACTGGATTTATCATAACAACATTTGGCTGATAATGTCCCTGATCGGTAAAAGCTTGAGTTGTGTAAATATCAGTAATACAAGCATTAACAACATCCATAAAGTTAGATGTTCCTGCTGGGAAAACATCCGCCATACTTCCTGCAACAAAAGCACGACCATATTCGGTAGCACCTGTTGGGCTAGAGCCAGTTCCATCTGCGAAATAAACAGCATTTACTTTATGTAAATTGTGTTGTTTAAGCAAATAGTCTTTTGCTGTTGCTTCCATACGAACAATATCCGTAGCAGCCTCTTCTGTTAGGATTTCATAAGCAGCAGCCTTAACAGGGTTTGCAAACCTATTTTCCCATTTAAAGTCAATTTGAGGTTTAGCTGCTCCTTCAGCAACAAAAGCATAACCACCTTCTTTCGGCAACATTTCTGTATAAGAATATAGTTGCGTCCCAGTAGAGCTAATAGTAGCTAAAGAAAGTAAACTATCATCATTTCTAAGGTTAAAACCCCCTAGATTTGTATGCCAATTTACATCTGGAGTTCCTACTTCAGTCCCACTAGCTGTCGTTACATCTGCAACTGCTTTAGGGATAAACTCAATACTACCAGACCCTTTTTGATATAGGTCTTTAATCTCTCCTTCTTTTTCAGTAAGGAACGACTTAAATTGAGCAACCACACCTTCAACTTGCTTCTTTTTGTTGGCTTCTATAAAAGCCTCAATAGCATTTCCGCTTTTTTCAATTTCCAGAGAAATTGCTTTAAGCTCTTCTTTTGTTGCACCTTTCGCTTGTAATTCAGCTAAGGTGTTTTGAGCTTCTTCAAACTTGGTGTTTAAGTCTTTAAACTTAGCTTCCAAAGCTTCTGTAAATTTTTCCATTTTGAAAATTCTATAATTAAACATTAATTTATTGAGAGTGTAATATACGGCTCTCTTTTTTTACAGAGTGATTGCTCGGCTCTGTTATTCTTCTATTTCAAGCCATTTTAAAATAGCTTTATCTTTTTCACTATAAGTGAAATCTTTATTTTTATTATTTAATGTTGGAGTAAACCTGTTGCTCCCAAGAACAACAGCACTACCTTCAATAACTTTAGCCTCTGTAACAACCCAAAAGTATTTTTCATTAGCTAAATCTTCTTTATTTGCTATTCTTTCATAGTATTTATCCCATACCTTCTTTTCCTCTTCATAGTCCTCTTCTTCTGAATTAATAGCTAATAGTATTTTAACGTATTGCATGCCAACAGAATGATTATCTACATTTAGATTTTTGTATTGATTATACATATACGAGTTTCTTTCTTCCTTTATTGTAGCATCAAAAACTAAAGCCTCAGTAGAACCTTCCATATCAAATCCTAAAGACTTCCACGTAAGTTTACTTGCCTTAACAGACAAATCCTCTTTGTCTGCTATAATTTTATCAAATTTCATTTGATGTTCTTGTAGAAACTTTATGTTTCTATTTTCACTCAAAGACTTATCCCATATACCATTTACATGTAAATCTTTGTGCGAGTCTACAACATTTGTTGTATTAATTATCGCTCTAACTTTTATAGAGCCATCCTCATTTTGTTCTGCTTTATTAGCTATTGTTGAGGTTAGAACAGTTGTTGTTAATCCTATCGGGTCAGAGAACTTTATTGCAGACTTTTTAGAATATATAATATCCTGTTTATTTTCTACAAGAAACTTTAATAGTTCATTCCCTTTAAGTTCTGTTGGTATTTTCATCTTTACCCTGTTTTTATAATAGTCCTTTCTTCTTTTAACGCAGAAAGTTTGTTTTTTAATGATTTCTTTAGGCTAGGGTCTAAATTTGGTCTAGACAATGTTTCTTCTATGTTTTTGATTATCTCCTTCTTTGTTCCCATTGCTTGTGTTTTTTACCTCTTACTTCTATAATATGAGTTACGTATATAGGAAGACCAACTATATTGACTCCTGTTTGATAACTAACTTTTTTTATGCCTTTTTTCATTGTGTTAGTTGAGAAACTAATTCTGTTATTTTTTCTTCTTGCTCTTCAGTTAAATTGTTTTCTTCGCCTTGTTGACCAATAAGCTGAGTTAGTTCATTTAACTTGATTCCTTTTTCAAATCCAAGAAGCTCTAATGCTATTTCATCTGGCAAACCAGCCGACCTAAGAATACTTAACGCCTCTCCTCGTGTTTTTTGAACTTCATATTTTGTTTTCTCAAACTCAATCATTACTGGCATGTGAGAAAAACTACTCCTAAACTCATATCCGTCCTCCAATAAGCCATTTGACAAACTAGCCATAATACTATTAGCCGTAGACTGCATATCGTTTTGAATATACGAAACTAGACTTTGATTGGCATTTTTGTAAGTTGATTTTTCGCCTGATATCGAATAAACATCATTAGGAAGATGTAGTCCTGTAAAAATTATAGACGCATCCGTTTTGATTCCCTCATCATGACCTAAGTCTCTCATAATTAAATGTAGTGATTGCCATTTTAATGATGCGTTTGTTATAATTCCTCTTTTTCTCGTATTGGCTAATCCGTAATTATTAGCCCATCGCTCTTCAATTTTTTCTTTTTCGTCTGGTTTTAATGGAAATCCGTCTTTCGCTCCTGAAATTAGCTCTTTGCCATTAGACCTTATAATAATGCTTTTCGCTATAATACTATCTTGTGTATTAAAGAGAGTTTTTTTCATTCCGTCAATCCTACTAGCAGTATTAAATGGGTTTTTTGGGTCTACGTTATTTGGTAAGTCGTAGAAAAATATCAGGTCTTTTAAGTTTATTTTTATGTTTTCGTTGTCTTTGTCATAAACAACAACAGTGTTTAATAGTTCGTTTGTTCTAGATGCGTTGAGTAAATTTCCTTTTTTTATAGAATCAGGAAATTCAATTAAATTATAGTTTAAGACATATAAAGAATTTGGTTTCGTTCTTCCGTATGTTCTTTTTTTGTATATAACACCAACTCCATTCGCTATTGTTGTGAAGATTAAACTCTCTAGTAAGTCTGGGAGGGTTTGTGACCAGTTTGGTTTTTTTAACAAAGCATAAGCTTCGTGATTATTAAAAACCTTCTTGTTAGATGAGTTTATTACATCTATTTGTGTTTGGGAGAATAGTTTTGCTATAAATAAAAGGGCTGGAGTAAGGATTGGGTGGGATAAACTTAATGATAAGTTGCTTGAGTTTTTTGACCACTCATCGTAAGTTATAAGGTCATAAAACGTATCACCAGCTTTGTCTCTAGTGAAAAAAGGAAATTTCCAGTCTATATTAAAATAACCCATATACGTATTTTGTCAAAACTAATCTAAAAAATGTTAAATGACAAATTTAAAACATATATGATAACAAAAAAAAGAAAACCCCCCAAACAATGATATACGCTAATAAAATAGCGGAAAACGCATAATACCACCTTATACGACTATATTTTACTGGCTTATCTGGGGTGTGTTCTCCGCATTTATTACAGACCCTCCCAGTTCTAAAAATAGAAAACTGAGTATTTGTAGAGCATTTGTTACAGTAGCCAATCGAAAAGTACATAAATGGTTTTTTCATACTAAGTAAATATAATTCCTAAATACCTAACCATATAGTCAATCACATATTGTATAGCATCCATTAAATGGTCGTTATTTCTTTCTTCAATTTTATCTGTAACTATTCCGTATCTATCCTTTTTGAATGAATACTCATAATACTCCTCTTCTAGTTTTTTACTATTTATAGTATAGACAATATTAAAAGACTGAACTTGACTTATCATCCTAGATTTGCTTCCTTGTCCTTTTAAAGCACTTACAGCAGTAATATCACCATACTTTAAATCCTCTACCATAGACATTTTAGCAGAATCACATACAACAATATTATCTGGCGTAATTGGAGGAGTTAGTCTTGTTTTTAGATATTCATAAATAGGCATACCCATTTCAACACTAGGCTTATACATTCTTTGTTTTACATAAAAAGTCCTATCTCCATCGTATTTAACCTCAACTAAAGCTGATGGGCTTTTTATTCCAAAGTCTAACCCAAAATAACTCTCAAACTCTAATGAATCAAAGTAATCGTCTGAACATCTAGACCAGTTTCTAAAAACACGGTCTGGCTTCTCGCTTCCAATTCCAAGACAATAAACAAAAAACATAAATTTATCAGCCGTTCCGTTTTTTATATTAAGAGTGTTCGGTGGCGGTATATTTGTATCAGATAGCGGTTCTCCATTATAAAGAGGAATTAAGTCTTCAGATAAAACAACAGACCCCTCCTCGTATGGATTATACCCTCTTAATGTATTTACAATACCTTCTGTTAAGAATGGATTGTCTTTATAGCTAGAGTGAATAAATCTAGCACTTGGATTTTTTTTGTATTTCTCAATAAAAGATAATGTAGATGGATTAAAGTCTAAAAAAACCTTGTATCTATTACGTTGATTTAACTGCCTAAAAACATCTTCTGAAAACTCAGATATTTCGTTTAAAAATATAACATCATTTTGTTGTCCTAGAGCCTTATGAACAAGTTCGGTACCAGCAAAGGCAATTACGCTATCTGTTTTTTTACAGGTATAAGTGGCTTCTTTTTTGTGATGAATAAATTTGTTTTTTAATCCAGGAACACTTCTTAGTATATTCTCGAAGTCTTTTCCCATCGTATCAATAGAATCTACTCGTTTGTTTCTATAACACGATATTTTAAAATTATACTCTGTTAGAAGAAGAATACAGAATATCTGAAGAATAGAATATGTTTTACTAGAACGACTACCGCCACTATTTACAATATACCTAATTTTAGGGTCGTGGTAAGCCTCCCAATTCTTTTGAAAAACATTTGTTGTTTTAAATTCCACTAGGCGTTATCTTCCTTGTTTTCATCGCTAGATGTTACATGAACAATAACAATTTTATTGTCTTCATTCTGATTGGAGTCATCTTCAACTCTTTGGAGTTTTGGTACAAAAAATTCTAACACTCTAGGGTATATAGTAACAAACTCCTCGTCTGGCATTGTTTCTAATAAAGAATTAAACCTTTGGGAATGACGACCCTTAACAGACTTAACTAAATTATCCCATTCCGATAGGACTCGTTTTTTTTTATCACTCTTTCCCATATAAATCAACTTTTCTTTTTCGTGAGCCGTTTTTCATTTTAACCCATCGAACCATTAACAATTCTAAAACATCACCCTGTTTTAGATTATACCTAGCGCACTCTTCTTTAAATCTATGATTTACAGTTTCTTCTACTTTAAAGGTTTTTAAGTTATATGCCATAAGCAAATCTAAGAATAAATAAATATTTATGCAAACAAACTCACAAACCCCCCAAAAACACTACAAAAATAAAACGCACATACTTTTCTTAATTAATACAAAGATATATATATTTACGTATTGGAGTTATTGAAAGGTCAAAAGTTGTTTTTTTATTCATTATCATTGTTAATTTTTTTTTAGCTTTTCCAACTCCAATACTGTTTTATCTATTTGTATCAAAGCTGGTTGTAAAAAGCCAGCTTTTTTTTAAACTAAAATTTATTTGACACTTTTTTTCTCTAAAAAAAATAATTTAGTTTACTTTTAGGTATTATTAATATTTAAAACCAAAAATATGGCAATAACAGCAAAGGTTGTTACTATTACGCCTAAGATGGCTAGGGAATATCTTAGTACCAATAGGCATAATAGAAAACTACGAACTAAAGTTGTTGAGTTTTTTGCTCAACAAATGGCTTTAGGGGAATGGAAATCAAATGGAGAAACTATCATATTTGACTACAACGGAGATTTAAAAGACGGACAACATAGACTTGAAGCAATAGTCTTATCCAAAAAACCTCAAGAAATGGTAGTTGTTGAGGGAGTTAGTCCAAAAGTTATGGATACAATAGATACTGGAAGGATAAGGGGGCTAGGCGATGTCTTAGAACTAAATAGTATTAAAAACTATAACCACATGGCTGCTTTAGTAAGGAGAATTTTTAAATATGAGGATGGCAGGTATAACAAGGACAGAAAAGAAATTCAATTTCTTAGCAACAATAGAGGTTTAGACTATGTCCTTGAAAATCACGATAGGTTGCAAGGTATAATATCGCTATCACTTAGTATTGCTGGGAAAACAAAAATACTAAACGTAACACAAATAGGATTTTACCTATATGTTATAAATGGCCTTAAAGAAGCGACAAACGAACCTAAAACATTCTTAAAAAGATTAGCAGGAATTGAAAGAGTAGAGGGGACAGCGTCGGCTTACGTATCTAATATAATTGATAACGCCAAAAGAAAGAAAACTCCATTAAACAAAAAGTGGGTTTTAGGGCTTGTTATTAAAGCTTGGAATCTACACGTATCTGGAGACCCAATTATTAGAAGTTTAACTTACTCAGTAGATGCAGATTTACCAGAAGTAGAAAAAATAAATTAATATGAAAATAGACGATATATCATCAGAGTTAATTATTAAAGTTCTTAACGGAAAACATATTCAAGAAGCATCATTGATGACAGATGTCTCCGTTACAACTATATATAATTTAATCCATAAAAGAAGTAGGATAACAAAAAACAATGAGATTGTTATACCTGTTCTTTTGAAAATGGTAAAAAAGGAAGTCGAAAACACAGTTAAATTAATCCAAAAAATAGAAATATGAGAACAACAGAAAGATTTGACAGGGCGGTAGAAAAATTATACACCGCATTTCATGAAGGCGAACTAAACGCTATGGACTGTAAACATTGTGCGGTAGGGAATATGTGCGATAATACCATCGATTGGTTAGGAGACAGTATTTGGATAGGAAACCCCAATAGAATCAACACATCTTTTGATAATAAAACAGGGTACTCGGCAGAAGAATTAAATGCAATAGAAAGTTTATTTATCTATGGTGTAAAAACAAATAAAGAAAGACCTAAGTTTTTAAACAATATATCTAGTTTGTATGTAAAAAAGGGAATTTTCACCAAAGAAGAACAAAAAGAACTTCAGTTCAAAGGTTTGTGTGCGGTAATAGGATACCTATGCGAATTAGACGGTATAACCAACGTAATGAACTATACCAAACTATTTGAGTACAATGAAAAAGGAGCAACAAATAAACTTAAATCACAAAAACTATGCTTAAAAGAATCCTAACTTCGATATTGGTATTTATAGTGTCATTTATATCACTATACGTATCTACATCAATACTATTCAAAACAACAAGTTTTGCAATAGAGAAAAATAATGGCGATGATATTGGTATTTTAATTATAATCATATCAACGCTAGGAGCTTTCTTATCAGGAATGTCTGACGATAAAGATTATCATGATTTTTTCTAACTAGAAAAAAAAACCTATATTAGCATTACAAAGGAAGTGCCAAAGCAACGTGGAACGTCTTTGTTTTTGCATATTTAGGTTTTTTTACCACCACGGAGTAACCTCATATTTTTCGTGGTGGTTTTACTAAAAAATCTCTTATCATTTTTTAATTATTTATTGGTTATTATTGTTTAACACTAAGACCCTGATTCGTCGGGGTCTTTTTTTTATCATTCCCTTCTTTACTTCAAAATCCTAATGTATCTTTTTTCTACCGCCAATGGAAAAAAAGAACTCGATAAGATTATATGGGCATATCAAAAAATAACTCACAAAAGAGAACATTGACAGCGATGGATGAAAGTTAAACAGCGATGATAACACAAGAAAATAACAGCAAATGCTAATGTTACACCTTATTCCCACAAAAAACCACAAGAACAACAGGAAAAGTGGCCATTATCCCACGCAACCGTGCTGGACAACACAAAAACATAACCAAAATTTGTAACAAAAAAACAGGTTTGTAACACGCAACTCCCTAAAAAACAACCACGTAACTTTTTGTTACATGTTACACCCAAATCGTAACCTCCGCTATAACTCCCACAAAGAGAGTTTCTATCTATTTATTATTTAAAAAATGTAACAAAGTAACAATATATAGATAAACCACCGTAAACACTACTCACTAACCTGTTACAAATCTGTTACAAACCTGTTACAATTAATATAACAATGGAATGTCTCCCCGAAATGGGCGATTCGTGCCTATGATTCAAAAATGGGGCATTTGCAGGAGTATAGCCCGACCCCCCCCCTCCCTATTTTTTAACATAAAAATCCCCGTCTAATTAAAGACAGGGATATATTGTATTTGAGTTGTTTTAAGCCGTTATAATATTGGCAACTATATCGATTGTAAAGACTATTAAAGAAGTCGCTAATAAGGAAGCGTTAAACGCTATTAAGGCTAGGTATACTTTTTCTTTCTTGGTTAAAATTGAGTTTTTCATAATATTTGGGTTTTAAAGCCCCTGACGAGTTGTGCCAGGGGCGGTTACTTGTTTCTATTTACGCTGGAGTTTGTTCGGTTGTGGTTTCCTCTTTTTTCTCCTCAGTTTTTGGGTTTTGGAGTCTTTGAAGAAACTCAGGATTTACGGACTCTTTTGTAATTACCTCAGCTACACGTTGTAGTTTTCTCTTTGGTATTGTAATTGATTGCCCTTCTGCCTTAACCTGTGGGCTTAGGTTTACCGTGGGGTCTATTGGTGTTGAGAACGAGCAAGTTTGACCTGTCCATACTTGGATATTGAAATACTGCGCTTGTTTTGATTGCTTATAGAACCCACGTTCTATTGTACCACCTAAGAATCGGCTCAACCTATTCTCGAAGTTACGGCCAGTATTTGCCGATAATTCGCTCCATGGTTTTAGGTCATATTTCGGGTTGTTCCTTAACTCTTTTGCTTTTGCAAATAGGGTTTTAAAGTCTACTTTGCGCCCTCTATACTCAGAAACGACCTCCTTAAATATAGCCAACTCTTTCGACCAGCTTGTAGGGATTGTAAAGTTAAAAACTTTCTGCCCTTTTGGCTTTTGCTCCTTTTCTGGAGTTTCTTTTTTGCTGTTTTCTTTTACAGCTTTTGCTTTTTGTACTTTAGACTCTTTTGTGTTTGCGTCTAGATTTTTTGCATTTTTCATTTTAATAGGTTTTAAATTGAACTTTAATTTGTTGCGTCTTTAACGACTAACAACAATACAAAGATAGTAAACTATTGTAATATACCAAATAATTACTAAAATTTTTTTTAATTTATATTCGTTCTAAATAAGTAACTTACTATATATTAGGGAGTTAGTTGGTTTTTTAGCTGTTATTTTGTTGTTTTTATTTTTGGGTGAGTTATGTAAAAAAACTGACAAAATGCCTGATAATTTCCTGATATATCGGTGGGCATCTACATCTACCTGTCAAAAATATACATATAAATTATTGGTTATTTTGGGGCTTTACTAATTTGCGGTTAAATATTAAGGTATTGAAAAAAGTAACTGAAATTATTATTTTCTCCCCTATTTTTAAATTTGGTGCTAGTTGGTTTTTTGTCCAGCCCCGCTTCTGTTCTTCTTTGGCGGGGCTTTTTTATTTAGATGCCCTTCTGACATTTGCAACCAAGCCCATATATGCTCTATCTCTAGAGTTGGTTTTTGATTCAATGATAAAAGAGGGGGTCTATCTCGTTAAAAAACAGGAGAAAAAAGGGAGGGGGCATCTCGTTAAAAAACTCCTCAAAAGCCTGACAAAAAAACTCACAACTTCTTCGCCCTACAATAATATTTATATAGGTTTGTATAGTTGAATAAAAAACAAAAGGAAAGATGAAACCGTTTAAGCACAAAAAATTCCCAAACCCTATGAGCGTTGAAAATTTTGACTATAACGGATTTTTTGTTAATGGTCTACCTGGGTTTGCTCCTTATTTAGTAGTAAAATTTCTTAGATGGACTAGCGACCCTGGAATTATCCTTGCTCTTTGTTCTGATGGTAAAAAAAGGCTAATTCCAACGTGTTGTTTAAGTTATGATTTTATAGAAACGTTACCGCCTGACCCAAACAAGAAAAATCATTTATTTTTTGGAGTTGCGTCTAAATCTTAAATTTGTGATTTTTATTTTGATAAAAAACAATAATTATATGCTCCGTTCGTCTAGTGGTCTAGGACGTTAGGTTTTCATCCTAAAAACGGTGGGTTCAAATCCCTCACGGAGTACTAAACCAAATATTATGAAAAAATTTATATGTATTAACAATAACGTATTAGCTAGTGGTAGACCCCATCCTAGTTTTGTTTTAGGGCAAATAGCTACTTTTTACGAAGGAAGAGATGCCTTCTCTAATAGTGTAATGACTTTTGAGTCTAATAAGAATCGTTTAAATTATAATCCAAAATCATTTGTTCCGTATAATGGAAACGCTAAGTATTCTGATATACCTTATGCTCAAAGATATTTAAAGAACACCAATTCTTTAAAAGAAGAGATAGCTAAAAAACTATTTGTGGTATTACTCCCTAGCTATCCTTTAAAATCAAGAGGAAAAACTGTTCGTTACGTTGGAAAAAACCCTGGAGACCCAGAAAATGAGTTTAGGTTTATTACTCACCCAGAAGATGGAGGTAAACGTTCAGCAAAATATAGCAATGCTAGATTAGCTACGCAACATGAAATAAATACATCGCCGTGGGGCGTTAACTATAATAAGGGTCGGCTCACCCAAGAGAGTCAGTTAATTAATAATTCTAATAATCATAATTATGAGCAAAACGAAGAGAGAGCAACTGATGCTCCAGACAGACGAGGCAAGAGAACAGGAACAAGTATCTCATCAAGTTGCACAAGACAAGTTGCAACTGGAATCAGATATTTTGGCAACCCAACAGAAGCTAAGTGCCGAAAAAGGAACGTTGGCACAGTTAAAGTCCGCTTCCGTTCTATCTCCGTCTGAGGTTATCGCATGTCAAGACCGTATAGACGGTTTTGAAGCTGGGCTTAAAGCTTTGAACGAGCTTAAAAAAGAGCTATTTTAAAATCCCTGCTAAGCTAATCGCCAGCGGAAAAGCGACCTGAGAAAGGCTGTAAGGGTATTCCGCTAATTAACCCCGTGTTATCGGGGTTTTTTTCTGCCTTTATAAACCTATCATAATTATTCTAGCTATCTTGGAATATTTGTTTTAAAGCCTGTTCATAAACAACTGGAGTAATTGCCCTTCCTAGTCTTTCTATTTTATTCTGATATGTATCTCCTAGATAAATATCATCTGGAAACCCCATAATTCTTATTGCTTCTGTTGAGGTAAACTTTCTATCATCCCAGTGAATTATACTTGCGGCAGAGGGAACTCCAGCGGTTTGCGTAAGGCAGTTAGCGTATCTATCTGGGCTTTGTTTGAAAAGCGAAAAATACTTCTCAGATTGCTGTCCAGGTTTTAATTTTAAAGACTCCTGATATATTGCAAATCTAGAGATATCAGCTTCAATCAACTCCTCATCTGTATTAGTTATTCCTTCAAATGCTTTTTCAAGTGGTGTAAACTCTCGTGTTGTTGGTCGTGGAAATTTAAAAACAAAATCAATATCATTTCTAACACCTACAATTATAAGTCTTTCTCTCGACTGTGGAACCCCAAAATCTTTAGAGTTTAATACCTGATACCTTACCTTATATCCTTTACTAGATAGGGTGTGGTAAATCGTATCTTGATGTTCTCCAAATAAATCCATTTGGTTGCTTCCGAGTATTCCCATAGCAGACCCTTGAGTAAGTCCTTTGACGTTCTCAGCTATAAAAAATTTAGGCTGTATCTCTTCTACTATTCTTGCAAATTCATAAAAAAGGTCGTCTGTTCTTTGTTTTGTATCAGAGTATTTTTTTTCTTTACCCCAGTCTTTTTCTCTATTTCCTGCCATAGAAAAACTAGCGCAAGGTGGTGAGCCAGCCAACAAGTCTAGTTCACCTTTTTTTATTTTGGCTATGTTTAGAATATCCTGACCAGATAATTCTCTAATATCATTTGGTATTATTGGTATATTTGGAAAGTTTTTTTTGTATGTTTTTCTAGCTTCTCCAACAAATTCATTTACCGCCAATATATTACCTCCAGCTAATTTTATTCCAATACAGCCACCCCCGACTCCTGCGAATAATGAAATAGCATTAAACTTCTTTTTCATGGAAGCTTTTTCAACGTCTTTCAAAAAGTATTTCATAAGCTATTTTTTATTACATTTAGTATATCTCTTTTTGATGCTTCTACCCCTAATCTTTTAACCTCATCTAACTTATATAGTGGTATATCGTAATGAGGATATTTCCCACTATGAAACCAACACTTTTTAATACCTATTTTCCTAGCCATTATATGAAGGTTTTGAATAGAGTAGGGGTGGCAGATTAAGTGTCTTTCCTTGTCATATAGATAAATCATAATTAAGATTCTTTAATTATAAGCCAACACTTAAAATTTAGGACTTGCCAAATACAAAAAAACTGAAAATTAATCGGAAAAGATGGTCTGCAAAATAGTTTTTGGTTCTCATCCGACGTTACTGGGTTCATAATAAACCTCAACTTGTCTTCTTTACCAACTATAATCTCATCTGTAAAAAACCTTCTTTTAAGTTGTTTTGAAGAGACTGACAATATATTTTCTTCTACTCCTGTTTTTCCTATAATCTTCTCTGCTACAATAATAGCACCTCCTTTGTTTAGTGATTCAGCTGCTTTAAAAAACACTTTTTCTTTGTCGTCGGCAGATAAGAACTGAAGTGTAAACGTAAAAATTATTAGGTTAGGGTTTATAAACTTAAGAGATGGGTCTGTTATATCCCTATTAAAGAAATTAATATCTTCAGTATTTTTGTTTGGTAAAAGGTTTTTTTCAATATCATATCCTATATAAGAAGCACCTTTATCTTTATTTCTATGATGCATCCTATTTAATAGCTTTCCTGTTGAACATCCTAAATCATATATATTAGTTCCTTTCCATATAAAGTTTTTTGAAACCTCTAGAATTACATCGTACAAAGAATCTAGTCCGAAAATAGACTGACTTATATGTTTGTCAAAATTTTCTATTGTTGAAAAGCTAAAATCACTACCTTCTTTTGGGTTTAATATTTTAGGTTCATTTACACTAATTTTATTTACTTCGTCTTTCATTTTTGTTTTTATTTATTGTGTTAATTTGATTTTTAATTCTATTAAGTGTTTGTTGAGAAACCTTGTCTTTTGTCCTTCCTTTATGTCCGTTTTTAAATCTTGTTTTTTCGCCAGATTTAATTAAGTTATTTATGTATTTAGGCATGTTTCTAACAGCGTTTTTCCTAGCGTTATCCTCTGCTTTTTTAGATAAAATAGACTTATGTAAATCATAACCATACGTCTCCTTATACTCAATAGCCGATATATTATGTTTTTGGACTACGTGTGATATTAACTTGTTGTAACCCTTTCCGCATATATTGCATATAGGTTTCCCAAAACTATCATAGTTAATTACTCCTTTTTTCATTAGAACGGTATTTCTTTATTAATATCCTCATATTCATCATTTATTTGTTTAAAGTCTGGGTTTTTAATACAATAAACTCTTCCTGTTTTACTCTCGTGTAGTTTGTAGAATGGATTGTATCTTTTCGGTTCTGAACAAGGTAGTTTCATATTATTTTTAAGAACCTTAATTATATATGCCCGACTATACCTATGATCATTAGAAAACCAAGCTTCTTTAATATCACCACCAGTAAATTCAATAAACTCAACAGATGGGTTGTTTGTAAAATGGTCGTCTATAAGTATTTCAATTTCTTTTTGAAGCTCTGGCTTACTTTCGTTTTTAACAATTTGAAGCGCACCTGTATCTATTTCTTCTGGAGTAAAAACTTGACGTGACTTAGTATAATCAATCTCTGGTAAACTTGATAAATAGTGTAAGAAATAAGGTATTTCATTTTTTAAGTCTTCAAGAATGTTATGATTAGCCTCCCCTATACTTCCTATTCTTCGCACCCAATATCTAATCTCGGCTTCATCAACTCTTGAGAATTTAGCCTCATCGTTTGAGGTTATAATTAATTTACCATAAAAAGGAGTTGTATAAGGTGTTACAAACTTAGTGTTTACTAGAAGGTTTTTTTGTGTTGCTAATGCCTTTAATTTTTCTGTTGCCTGAACAGACTCAAAACGAGACTCTTCTATTGCTATGATATTTTTTGTAGCATAACTAGAGTTGAAGGATGATGATATATCTTGGGGATTAATTATAACCATATTATTTCCAAAAATAATATTCATCCAATCTATATAAGTAGACTTACCAGTACTTCTTTCCTCTGATACCATTACCAATATCGGTAGTGGTTGTTTTGGGTTTTCATATAATATTTTAGCATACTTTAATCCTAGTTCAATTTGTTCGTTAAAAATATGCCTCATTAACCTTAAACTCCATTTTAAATGCTCTTCTACTTTTTCGAGATTAAACTTTTTTTCTTTATGAGGAAAAGGCGAGTACAAGTTATAATGTCCTCCAATTACTTTTTTGTAATTATGATTAGACGGCTCAATTACAAATGAATCGTATTTATTGACCCTCTCTAACATATCTACTCCGTAGTCTGTTTTTATTTCGTCTTTATGCCATACGACCAGCTCTTCTCTATCGATTCCAAATCTATCTGTTTTCTTAATGACCTTAAAATATTTAGTTCCAACACGAATATAAGGGAAGGTCATGTCTTGATAATTAATGCCGACGTAATAATAAGCTGCGGAGAAATTGTTGCGAAATTTGAAGCGTGTAAGTAGTTGGAAGGGAGAATATAGATAGCCTTTCATTAATCCAAGAGAGTTGACCTCTAGTACCTTAAAATATCCATTTTTATACTTATAAACCGCTATTTTATTTCCCTTGTTAATTTCCTCATAAAAAACACCATTATCCTCTATTAGTTTTTTATTTATGTATAACAATAATTTTTTAGCTTCTTCCTGGTAATTGATATTATAAAAATCAACTGGATTTTGTTCCAAAGAACTAACTTTTGTATCAGCACCCATAATAGTCGTCTATTTTTTTAATCATTTTATTTAGCTGTGTATTTAATTTTCTGTTTTTGCCTTTTAAGCCACTTTTTATAATTCCAAAATAAACTGGTATGTAAATTTTCCCAACCCTTTTAATAAAGTCAGCCCTTCTTTTTAAGTAGTAGTCTTTATCTATATTATGAAGTATAAATAAATCTAAAATCATATTTTCTAACAGCTTAAAAGCTTTGTTTGTATCACCTCCAATACCTATTACATAGTTTATTATTTTTTTTGATGTCGGTAAGGGGGGTTTGTTGTGGGAAACTAATTTACCAGAAATTTTTGATTTACTCGATAACTTATGGATTTTCTTTTCGTTGCAAGTTCCACAAACAATATCTCCGTCAATATTTACAACAGTTCCTTTTACGTTATATGCTCCGCAACAGCCACATTCCCATATCTGAAGCAAATCTATATTTTTTTTTGGTGTCGGTGGTTGAGGAAAAAAATATTTTTTCCAGTCTCTTTTATCAGACCATCTACCAAATCGTTCTATATTCATTCCTAAATCTATAAACAAAAACCTTTCCTTTAATAGTTTGCTGCTTGGTCTACCACCCCTGCCAACAATTTGAATATATTTTTTTAGTGATTTAGTTGCTCCGTTCATAATAATCGCCTCAACCTCTGGGTCATTAAATCCTGTAGTAAAAACATTCGCATTTATTAATATAGCTTCTTTTTGATTTTTAAACCAGTCAACAACCTCTTTCCTTTCTGATGCTTTTGAATTTACTGAATCGTAAACCCGAACGTTATATCCATCTTTTTTTAGAGCATTATATACATTTATATTAACCTTTGTCGTAGGGTTAAATATTATCGTTTTTTTACCTACACAATAAGTTTTTAAGGCGGTTTTAACGACCTTAATAGAAACTTCCGTACCGAATACCTTATTTAAGGATTGCGGAGTATAGCCGTCCTCGTTTGCCTTACTAGGATGTAGCCCATTTATATTAGGAACAACTAAAGATATATTATGCTCTTGCACCAACCGTCCTGCTTTAATAAGCTCTTTTACCGATGGCCCACAAACTATATTATCGTAGTATTCGGATAAAGTGACTTTTTGTATATACTCTTTCCCATCTATAACTATTGTTCTTGTTTTATCTAGAATTGGTGTGGCTGTTAATCCAAATTTCATTTTATAACTATATAAATTAACAAGCTTTTCAAAAATATCAATATGCGGCTCGTCTATAATTATAACATCAAACTCTCCTATATATCCTATACCATACCGCTTGACTCTAGCATATAGCGTCTGAACCATAGCTATTACTATTTTTGAATTATTAGAAACACTGTTTTTTTCGGACGTTAAAACACCGACCCTACTTAACCACTCAGAATTTTGTTCAAATATTTCTATTCTATGAGTTAATATAAGAACTCTATTGTTTTTAGATAAGTCAGTAGAAAGCTTGGCTATGACAACAGATTTCCCGAAACCTGTTTCTGCTTGAATAAGAGTAGTTTTTTTTTCCTGCGCTGATTTTTTAATTAAAAAATAAAGCTGCTCTTGGTCTGGATAAAAATTAATCGTCTTTGCTAACATTCTTAGATAAAAAAGTATTTAACTCTGTTACGTTCTTAAACATAGAAAACCTAAACTTTTTACCAGTATTAGGATTATAGTATATATTGGTAGATGGGTAAAAATTATGTTCTCTTTGTATTTGAATATGATATCCCCTATTAAAAACTAAATGACTAATACGCCATTCTTTTAATTTAGAAGAAAACTTAGAACATTTTTCATTTTCAAAAAACATATTACTTATTTGTTTTAATTCCCATATTGGACAATAAAGTTGTTTCTAATAGATGTTTATTCTCTTCTAGAAAATCATCTCTATTCTCTTCAATATTTTTTAGGCATATATTAAGTTTTTTTTCAAATTCGTGATTTCCTACACATAATTTTGAAATTATATAACACAAAACTCCTATCCTGCTTTCGTCGTAGGCAGCCTCAAATTTTAAACCTTCTTCGGTGTCAAATATTTCAACATTTAATATTACGTTATCGCTCATTTCTTTAATATGGTTTTGGAGTTTTTATTCCTTCTTCTAAAGCCCATTTAGCAGTTTTTAAATAATTATCGACACCCTTGCTTAAATAATTGTTTGTCCTTACTAAGTGTTCAATTTCGGATAAAGCCTCATAATAATCAACATAACCAAAACCAACTCTAGTTCCAAAAATAAGACAAGCTGATCTAAGTTGATAGTGACCAGGTGAGTCTACTATTCCGTTAATCATTTTTCTCAAGGTATTAATAGCCCTTGCTTTTTTCTTGTCATTTTTTTTTGAAGATATATATGGTTTTTGAGGTATTGGATATTTTTCTCTTAAATCAGTTTTTTTTGTTTTTTTAATATCCCATATTTTAGCGTCTTTCCTGCTTCTAAGAAACTTGTCATGAGATAAAAACAAAGGTAATACAGCGTTTTTGGGAGATGGGTCGAAACCATCGTATACCTCAAACTCCTCTGTTATTGCTCTATAATAATCTTGAAACTCATCAACAGATTTGCAAATAGGTATTCTAATAATTGCTTTAACACCTTTTTTGCTTGGTGATAGATAAGAGGTATAAATCTGTTTATAGTTGTCAAACAAATAGCCTTTTAAGTCTATGGCTAATTCCTTATCTATATCATCGAAATCCAACTGAGCCAGTCCAGTAAAAGAAGATATATTGCTATACCTTCTTTTTTTTCCAACTGGTATTTCTACTGATGGAGTAAAAAACAACAATTTTTCCTTAAGAGCAGTTTTTCTTTTTTTATCCCCATCTTTTGTCGCTTCTTCTATGCCCTTTAATATCCCTGCTTGTTCTGGGCTAGGATTCTCATTTTCCTGTATAAAATCTTCTAAGGAAAAAAAACCATTACAAAAACTGTTTTTAATTCCGTTTCTATAATAGGGTATTTTCATTATTAATAAGCGACGATGCTCCAGGCTTGAAGAGATATAAAGTATTTTTTTTCTCCATCCTGTGAGTTGTAGTCTCTTCCTTTTATAGCGAATGTAACTTCTACGTCTTCTCCCTCTACAAAATCATCCAATTTATCCGTATTCGCATTAACAAATTCAAATGGTATCTTTTGGGGATATTCACTTTCTCTATCTGTCTCAAGGATTAAAACTCTCTTTTTAAAGCCATTTTTCCCAATTTCCTCTACTGGTTTTATTTCCAGGATTTTTCCTTTTTTCTTCATAATCTATAAAGTTCTAACTGTTAAATAATAATTATCTTCTTCATTAACCATACCATCATTGATATAATCCTCTTTAATTTTGTTTATTTTTTTGGTGTATGATTCTATTGTTCTACGTGCTTCTTTATTGAAAAGAATTTTTTTTCTGTTTGCTACTGTATAGCTTAACTTTTCTCCAATTCCATAAGTCTTTTTCTTTGACAATAAGGTAGAAAATATATCATCTTTAATAAGAGATATTTCTTCTTCTATTTTCTTTTTCTCTTCCATTAAGTTAAACAACCTTTCATCTATATTGTCTTCAACTATATACTCCTCATACTCATACTCATAAATTTCAATTATCGTATTTTTTATCTTATTAATCATCCTTCTAATATCCGACATTGTGTATTGGAAGTCAAATAATTTATATTGCCCAGTAAAAACAATATCTCCATCCATCTCTACGGTTTCTAGGTGGTAAAAAAATACTTCAGGAACTCTATCGTACATTAAAAAATACACTACTGAATAAAACAAACATTGCTCCTCCTTGTCTATTCTTTCTCTTGTATATGGTATCTTTCCTGTTTTGTATTCATAAATAATATTATCACCTAAAGAAACGCCATCGAAATAAGAGAGCAGTTGTGTTGCGACCTTATTTGTTTGTATTTTAGCTCTGGCTTCAAATTCTATACTAACTGGTATTTTAACATTATTTATAATAAACGTTGGTATTTCATCCGAGTCTTCTTCCAACATAGTCATAAATCTCTTGCCGAAGCTCTGGGGTCTAGTAGCTTTATATTCTACACCTAAATTGTATTTTTTGTAATATGATTTTTTGCTTTTATTCCACAAAGAATATTGCTGAAAACTAAAATGTGGTCTATTTGTCTTCATCGGTCATGTTTTTTATTAATACCTCAATCTTTTCTATTTCTTCTGGTTCCATTTTCATTTTGTTATTCTCATAATATTTTTCTAATTGGTTTTTTCTTCTTCCCATCTCCATTAGCTTTTCTACCTTTTCAATATAGTTAACCTTTTTAACTGGCTTAAATGAACTTTCTTCTTTTGGTTTAACTACATCTACATCGTCGCCAGTAATTATCTTAAATAGAACTAATAGAGTGTATCTTCTAAAATAAGTAATTGCTGAGCCTAGAGCCTGATAAGAATTTTGACCAGGCAAAACAACGTTATCTGGAATAACTAATTCACAAACTCTATTATCAGATAAGTTGTCTTTATCACAAACAACTGTTTTTATTATATTTCTCCCATCTACAACCTTCGTTTCGTGATAATATATTAATCCATTGCTATCTAAAAGGGGGTTTAGTTTTTCAACAATAGTTTCAAGCTCAACATACCTAAACTTAAAACCTGCTGTATCTTTTTTTAATACAGGAAGAGCGCTAGAGATGCTGTCTATCTTTAATGTTATTGATTCTTGGTTTTTATTATTAGAGACTGCGTTATTAGAGAATGCGCTCATAATTGTCTGGTTTTTATTAGTTCTTTTTTTCTTGTTACAAGATAAGAATACAATTTGTTACGAGCAACAACTAATGGGCTATTTGGCTCAACATTTTCTGCAAATTCTCTTTGTGTCTTTTTAAGAAAAAATATTTTCTCATTGACCTCAATTCTAGCGTTTATTAATTCAAGTTTATTCATTTACCTATCTAAAGAAGCCATATTATCATCTACGTAAAATTGACAAGAAAAACAATAAAACATATCTATCGTATCGTCATATTGCAAAGAGCATCCGCAAGATACGTGATAATAATTTTCTGTTTTCTTACCCTCTCTTATAACATCCCATTGAGTTGTTGCCTTTGTGTATTCTTTTTTAGTAACTTTTTCAGCTATTTTCTTTCGCCCATCTATTTCTTTTTGAAGTAATATTTTAGAATACAACTCTGGTGATACCCATCCAAATCCAGAGACAAGAATACTTTTGTCGTTTGTTCTTTTATGGCTTGTAGCTTCATTTTTAGCAATGGTTTTTTGATTTTGTTTTGAGTTGTTTTTAGTATTAACACTTTTTGAAGCCTCTTTGTTTGTATGAGTTGTTTTTCTACCCCATTGGGATTCTGGGTACCACGTCTTGTGGTTGTAATACGGAGTGGTTGGTTTCTCTCTTTTGATAGGGTATCGAATACCATCTGACCACAAACTATTTATAACGTCTTGAAAAAACATATAGGTCAAGATAACCTCATCTACAACTATATATTCATTATCCCTATGTGGTCGATAATAACCGCAACTTGTATTAAACCCACATACATCTATTTTATTTGAATAGGCTAGTTTATATACATCTGTTAAACCACCATTTACAGGGTTTTTTTGGTATTTTTCTAATAATGGTTTTAATAGGTTTTCAAAATTATCGTCGTACATTTTTAGCCCAGATATTTTATTAGTTATATCATTATATCCCTTTCTATCGGCTTGTAAAACAAAAGAAACATCATCAAAAAAATCTTTGTTAGCTTTACCGCTTCCAATACAACCAACCTCCTCATCTTTAAAAAAAGCTACTTTTATTTTTTTGTTGTTTTTTAATGCTTCTAGGGCGCAGAAAATACCAACCTTATCGTCACCTCCAATTCCAGTCATTTCTACTCTTGTATGGTCGAAAGCAAACATCTTTCCTTTTAGGTTGTATACTTTATACTGTTCGCTTGGCTTTATCTTATGTACCGTATCGGTATGAGCTATAATACATGGGTATGTTTTAGCCTCTCCTTTTATAGCGTAATAATTACCATAATCATCTACGTAAGCCTCTGCTCCATATTGATATATCTTTTTATGAATAAAATCTAGCATGTCCTTTTGATTATAGCTTTTAGATTGAATTTTCATTATCTCCCTAATTCTTGATGTCAGCTCTCTTTTTTTATCTTCTCCTATTACAAGCTTAGGTGTCTTTGTATGAAAGATTGGTGAGTTTGTTCCATCTAATCGCTTCTTAGATATAGCATTTCCTGAAGAGGACGACACTACTTTTAATTGTTTTTTGTTTTCCATTATTTCTATATTAAATTTTGATATGTTTTTATTTTACCTTCTGTACTACTCATTCTATACAATGTTTTGTACTTTTTTATATCCTCTTGCGTAAACGTAGGACTAGGCTCATAAGCAAATAGCTTTAACTTATTCTCTGGGAGTTTTACGGAGTAATGGAAAGAGTCAAGGTATGGGTATTTAATTTCCCTACTTACAATATTAAACAGCCTTAATTCTTGCATAGAAGCAACTTTTTTTCCGTTTAACATCCAACTAGAAGATGTCCCCCTAACCTGATGGCTTCTATATAGGTAGTTGTTTTTAATAGCCCACTCTTTAAAAACTTCTCTACTCGCTTGTGAGCCATATATCCTATCCATAACATTAAATTTCTTTCCCTTGTATTTCGGATTCTCACTTTTTATATTTTCCCATAACAAGGCTCTTCCGATGATTAAGTCTTTTTTCTCAGAATAAAGGATTAATAACTTAGTATTCTTAACAAGCATATCTAAAAAAGGTGCGCAAGTATCATATCGTAAACAACTACTACCTAGTGAGTCTACGTTTTTTGAAGAATCATAACGACGATAATTATAATACTTTATAATATCACTTCCTGATACAATTTTTAACTCGTGTTCAGGGGGAGCTGCCATCTTATGTAAAATAACCTCTTTAATCTTTTCATATCCTTTTGGGTCACTATCATAATTCCTAGCAACTCCAAGAACCCTCATAAGCAAATCAACTCCTTTCCCTGGTCTTATAGAGTGGGTTTTCGCTCCTATATTATAATCAATAAGCTTAGTATCGTGGTTGTAAGTAAATTTATGTGGTAAAAATGAGGGTATTTTTTTGTTTCCTATTAATCGGTCTACTTCATCGTTGCTATGAATTTTCTGGCTTGTCGTTGATATTATTGAGTTAAACTGTTCTATTGCTGAGTGTTTTACAATATATTTAAGGACTTTTCTTGAATATATCGCTGCTTGAGTATCTATCGTTGTATATTCATAATCACTAATTATAAAATTATTCGAATAATTATCATTACTAAAAGCCCTGCGCCTAGCATAAAAATTTCCGCCTTTAACAAACACTACATCCTTTTGGTCGGTTTCTTCAAAAGCATTTTTTCTTAACGCCTTTATAGAAAACAATAGTTTTTTGTACATTTCTTCTCTTTTAGGCTCTTTGTCCATTTTAGCAACCAACCTAGAAACATTGAATAGGTTTTTCTTTTTAAAACGAAACATCACTCCCTCGTCTTTTAAATAGCTAATTAGCTTCCCTGTATTCTTGCTTGTTCTCGACGCATAAGGAGAGATTTTAAAATAATATGGGTTATCTCTAACAGGCTCAATTATTGGTATATCCCCAAAAAATAAACATCCGTTATTAACTCTAATGGTTCTTGTTATACCAGAATCATACCTATTATAATCTAAATTATTCTCACGAAGATTTGTAATATAATAAAGATAGTTTTTTATAAGACTCTTCCTTTTAAGGGCTTCTGAAATAAGATCAGGCTCTTTAATTTCTACAACACCATCTTCCTTTCTAAGACTTATCTTTATTTTTTCGATATCTGTAACTTCAGGAATATCTATAAAAGAGGTACACGAAAATTCTTCTAATCGTATAAGTTCTTCTGAGAGGTTTAAATTAGTTCCTATACGTCTTCTTATTGTTGGCATCTTTCCTTTTGTTTTTTATTCAACTATACAAACCTATATAAATATTATTGTAGGGCGAAGAAGTTGTGAGTTTTTTTGTCAGGCTTTTGAGGAGTTTTTTAACGAGATGCCCCCTC